AAGTGGAACTTTAAATATTCCTCAATATGCTGCTGCATTAAGTGGAACGACAAATTACATTCCTAAGTTTACATCAAGTACTGCAATAGGCAATAGTGCAATTACAGATGATGGAACTACGGTTACATTAGTTAGTAGAGCATTGAGTGGCACAAGTGCTACTTTTAGTGGATTAATTACTGGTAGCAATACAATAACAATTGGTAACGGAGTAAATACTGCAAATTCAACTTTAAATTTATCGGGAGTATCTGGAACATCTTTTGGTTTTAGTATAAATAATGATGCTAATGGTTTATCAATTGCTTGTAGTTCAGGTAATATTCCGTTAAAATTATCATCTGGTGGTATAGCTACATTTTCAAATAGTGCAGCATTTGGTTTAACTCCAAGTACAATATCTGAAGGTAAAATACTTCAATTAAATGTAGCTGGATATGGTTTATGGCAAGGTTATGGTAATATGTATGTTACGGGTAATTATTATCACAATGGTGGAGATAAATTTGCTGGTACTGGATATGCTACTTCATACACTCAAGTTCCTAGTGATGGTCGACATTTATTTCAAACTTCAAGTGCATCAGGAACTGTTGGTAATGCAGTTACTATGAATACCTTAATGACATTGGCTGCTAATGGAAACGCAGGAATTGGAACTTCTCCAATAGCACCATTAACTGTTGCTAAAGTAACTGCTAATATGGTTGCTTCAAGGTCACAAATTGCAATAACTACTGGAGGTAATTATGGAAACGTAATTGGAAGTGGTGTTGAAAAATATCTTGATTTGTCTTTTTATGGATTTACAAATGCAGAAGTAGCAAGAATTAGGTCTTGGGATGAATCTAATGTTACCCTTAATGGTTCATTAACATTTTGGACTTTACCAGCTGGTGGTAGTGTTACAGAACGTATGCGAATTACTTCTGATGGGAAAGTTGGAATTGGTTTAACTAATCCTCAAAGTCAATTACATTTGAATGGAGAATTAACTTTTACTGAGGCAGGTTATGATACTGTAAGAAAACATGTAATTTCTCATGGTCATTCAGATGGAAGTAGTCCCAATAATTATATTTCATTTAATGTGAGTAATGGAGCTGGAAGTACTGCTGAACGAATGCGTATTAATGGTAATGGTAATTTATTAATAGGAACTTCAACTGACAACGGATATAAACTTTATGTGTCAGGTACTATTTATGCTACGGGAAACATTACTGCAAATTCAGATTTAACTTTAAAGAAAAACTTAAAATTAATTGATAACCCAATTGATAAATTAATGCAATTAAATGGTTATGCTTACCAATGGAAAGCTAATGATGAGCATCAATATGGAGTAATTGCACAAGAAGTTGAGAAAATACTACCTTATGCCGTTAGTACTGGTTACGATGGCATCAAAGGAGTTTCTTATAATCAAATTATTCCTGTATTAATAGAGGCAATTAAAACTCAACAAGCTGAAATAAATACACTAAAGTCTAAACTTGCGTAATGGCATTACCCGCAAATGGTGCATTATCATTCGATCAAATAGGGGTAGAACTACAAAGAGCAAGTGGTTCTATCCTTAATATTACCACCGCAGAAACGGGGGGTTATGTAGCATTAAATCCTTATAGTACTTATAAGCCTAATGGAATTGCACCTTCTTCGGTTTCCGAGTGGTATGGTTATAATCACACCGAAGTACAATTAATACCATCCTTTCAAATTACTAAGTCAACACCAAGTGATGTTAATGTTAATACTAACTTTAACTTTACAATAACAGTTACTAATACTGGTACTAGTTCTACCAATGGATCGGCGGTTGTTGTAACCGATGTGATGCCCGCTAATATGCAATTTGTAACTTATAATGCACCGGGATGGAATGTAAACTCATTTGGTACAACTATTCAAGCGACAAGAAGTGATGCTTTAGCACCAAACAATTCTTTTCAACAAATTGTATTTACCGTTAAGATAGTTAATTGTGCAGCGGGTGTTTATTATAACCAAGCTAATGTTTATGGTGGTGGTACTACGGGTACTCAATATTCAAACACAACAACAACAAATGTAAGTTTGTTTTATGCTACCATTAGTTTAACAAGGTCTATCCAAAAGAATGATTGTGGAGCATTTTGTGTTGGTACTTATGTTAACGTAACATCTCCTTCATTTACTCGTGGTTCATGTATCTCTCAAGATGATGCTAATGCTTTAGCTTCAAGTGATGCTAATAATTGGTTAGATGCCAATGGGCAAGCCATAGCAAATGCTAATGGGTCATGTAATTGCAACCCCCCATCATATACCCTAACTAAAACATTAGATACACCTTTGCCTATTTATTTAAATGCGTCAATGCAATGGTTTATTAGATTAACAATTCAAAATAATAATACTGTTGGTACGGTAACAATAAGTGATGACGTATCAAGTCATCTTAATATTGTTAGTCATACTAAACCAGCGGGATGGTCCGTATTTCAATCGGGAGGTACAATAAGTTTTTACACAAGTAATACATTAACAGTAGGTAGTACTTATGATTTTTATATCACTGGTAATGCTAATACGGTTGGTATATTTACTAATAGTGTTAATGTTAGTGGTGGTGGTGGTAATAATGTAACTGCAAGTGCTACGCTTCAAATATTAACTCCTCCACAACCAACATTTACTAACTTTATTGAAACCAATAATGCAAACCCTGTATTTAAGCCAAGTAGTAATACTTTTGCGGTTCACTTAGTCGATGATAATACTATTCGGCATAGCATACAAGTTACTATTAACAATGTAAGTGTAGCAACTAATAGTGTTAGGGTAGGCAAGGCTTATGGTAGTTCAATATACCCTATTGGCGGTGGATCAAATAATGCGGGATGGACTTACAATGGAACAGAGTTTACTAACAATACTACCTTATCACCCGGTACTTATACCATTGGGTTTGTCGATTATAAAGTAACTAACTTTGGATTCTTGGGTGTAGAAACTGCATCACACCAATTTATTTTATATTATAATAATAATCAAATAACAAATTCATTTAGTCAATATAATGTTGCTGGTAGAGCCAAGATTGATTTAAGATTATTTTGCGGGTTTGGTGGAGTTAATAATAATTGGTTAGGTAATTACATATTTGCTTTAGATTTTAATGGAGGTTCTACTAGTTTTCATTCATTTGCGATTACCGAAATTTATTCTAAGAATTGGCTTATAATGACATTATACCCCACTATTGGTTCGGGTGTGGCAATGAGTGGATATGAGGTTTTCCCAAGTGGATTTAGTTTAGCTAATTATAATGCAAGTGTAACTTATAAATTATTTGGTCAATGTAGCATTTTCAATTCAAATTCAATAGCTTACGAGTGGGGTTATCCATATTATTATGGCTCAACTGTTAGTATCGTTATAGATTACAATGGAATAAATGGAAGTTTTATAACTTGCTAATATCAAAATAATTAACTTATATTTGTTGTGTAATCAATATATTATATGGTTGACAAGTATCGCAAACTAATAAACAAACAATACAAAATGAAGAAATCGTACAAAGACCTATTTATGGTTGTGGCTTACATTGCTGGTAATATCTACAATGAAGAAACAAAAGGTCAAAAGAAATTAGGGATTATTCGTAAAAAGTTACAGTCCTATTTAGATGCTTATAATGAAGATAGAGATGCTCTACGTTTAGATTGTGCTTCTTGTGATGATAAGAATAATGTTATCATGGATGAGAAAGGGGAGTATAGTTATTCTAAAGAGAATCTTGCTAAGTTAAGCAAACAAATAAAAGAATTAAGTGACAAGGAGTTTGATTATCAAACAATTGTTATTAATAACCCAGCCGAGTTAGATCAATACGTTTTCCTTAATGGATGGGTTAGTGGAGTAGAGTTTAAAATAGAAGAAGAAATAGAATTATAAGATATGGATTACATTGTTCGTATAAAGCCTATTGAGGCATTTGGTACTATTGCAACTCGTTTGCATATTCGTTTATTCTATGTGCTATTTGGTACAAATCAAACTTGTTTCTTGGAATACAAAACATTTGATGGTGCATCTATGTACACTAAGAACCTATTATTACCCGATAGCATTGTAGCTAAGTGGGGTACGAATGATGACTTAATCTTACAATATATCATTAAAGCCGAAGGTGTTGTTATTGATGACTCTCCTGTATTCTTTGCTGATGAGCAGGCCCAACTACAAACAAAAGAACAATTAGCAACTCCTACTGAGGTTGATTATCAAACCACAAGTGAGATTGTTAATGAAACAATTGCAAGTAAAATTGTTCCACCTTTAAATGCTAATGTATAATGGCCTTAAATTTCTCACATTGTAAAGGTGATACATTTGATCAAGTAAACTTTGAATTAAAGGTTAATAATGTTGCTAAGAATCTTACGGGGGCAACAATAAGGATGCAATTACGCAAGACTGCGGATGATGCAACTATCGTTTTATCTTTAACATCGGTAGGTAATGCAGGTATTACAATAACATCACCAACAACGGGTTTATTTAAAATAAATTCCCAAGTCATTAACATACCTGTTTCTGATTATGTATATGATATTGAGATTACATTTTCTGATGGTACGGTTAAAACATATATATCTGGTTACTTTACAATCACCCAAGAAATTACAAGATAATGGCTAACGATATTATAGATGTAGTAATTTCTGATAATTCGGATAATGTTACAATTAATACAGTAATTAATAGTGATGTAATTGATTTAATTGTTACCGACAATAGAGATAATGTCTTAATCAATGCAACTCCTAATTTATTTACAATCAATGTATCAAATACATCGGGTAATATCATTGGTTCAAATTATTATTTAGCAAGTACATTAAATGCTTTACCCGCAGTAGGTGATCCAACTATTTTGTATGTTGTTAATGATACTAATAAGATTTATCGTTCAAGCAATTCATTATATATTGAAATTTCGCCTACAAGTTCAACAACTTGGGGAAATATTGGTGGAACATTATCAACCCAAACTGATTTGCAAAATGCTTTAAATGCAAAAGCACCTTTAGCATCGCCAACATTTACGGGTACGGTTAGTGGAATTACTAAGGCAATGGTAGGCTTGGGAAATTTGGACAATACTACGGATTTATTAAAGCCTATTAGTACTGCGACACAAACTGCCTTAAACTTAAAGTATGATGCCTCTAATCCAAGCAATTATATTACGGGAATTACAAGCGGTAATGTAACTACGGCATTAGGTTTTACTCCTTATAATGCAACTAATCCAAGTAATTATTTAACTGCAATAACAAGCGGACAAATTACAACTGCTTTAGGATTTACTCCAAGCAATGATTCATTAGTAGTTCATTTGGCTGGAACTGAAACAATTACGGGACAAAAAACATTTAACCCAAGTGTAACGGCTTCTTCTGCAATAGCAAGAGGAACTTATTTAACTCCTACATTAGTAGCAAGTGCTAATAGTGATGTATTAGTAGGACTTGATATTCAACCTACGTTTACTAATGGTGCGTTTTCGGGGGTAAATAATTATGCTATTAGAGCTAATGGAAAAATATTTGCTTTTGGTGTATTAGAACTTGGAAGAAATTCATCAAGTACTGGTAATTCACAAACTACATTATATGCTGATTCAAACGAAACAACATTAATAAATAATACTAATGGAGCAAGAATTTCATTTAGAATTCAAAATACTGATGTAGCTAGATTTTTTCCAACCACTGGAAACTTCACCCTACAAAACGGTGGAACATTTACAGATGCAGGATATCGTTTAGATGTAACGGGTACTTCAAGAATAACTACTTCTTTAAATATTGGTGGAACGACAACGGATGCTTCGGCTATTTTACAAGCTGATTCAACAACTAAAGGATTTTTACCTCCAAGAATGACAACTACTCAAAAGAATGCAATATCAAGTCCAGCAACGGGATTAGTTGTTTATGATACTACCTTAAATAAACTATGCGTAAGAACTGCTTCGGCTTGGGAAACTTTAACATCTTTATAATAATAAAATGAAACTAATACAAGAAGTATCAATTTGGAACAATGGTGTTAATAAAAAAGCAACCATTTTAAATGCCTATGCTATTAACGTAGTTTTAAATGAATCAGCTACTTTCTATTATAGTTTATTAGAACAAAATGAAGATGGCTCTCAAGGACAAGTATTAACTCAAGGGAATATTTCAATGGCTGGAGATAACTATGTCGATTGGATTCAAGATGAGTATGTATGGAATTTTATTGCAGAAAAATTAGGTTTAGTTATTTTAGGTGATTATGTAATACAAGAAGTATCTCAATAAATATAATGATGGATTTTGAATTTAAAGATGTAGTGTTACCGGGTATATTTTCTGCTTTAAGTGGGTTTTTCGGTTGGATTGTAGGTAGAAAGAAGGAACACGTTGAAGTTCAAAAGACTGAAATAGAAAACGTATCCGATGCAATTAAGTTATGGCGAGAAACCGCTTTAGAATTAAAAGCCGAGGTTGCAGAATTAAAGACTAAGGTTGAAACATTGACAACCGAGATTCATACATTAAGAGCCGAAAACGTAGAGTTACGCATAAAGCTTGGTTTGACAAACGAAGATAAATAATGGTGACTTCACAACAAGCACAAAAGAAATATGGATTGCCCTCACAAAGCAATCCTTTTCTGATTTTGTGGGATATTCCTTCTGAATTAGAAATTGGAGTAATCCCTAAAAGAATATATTGTAATAAGGATATGGTAAAGCCTCTTGAACAAGCATTTAAAAACTTGATCGAACGTGACCATGTAAATGAATTAAAAACATGGGATGGATGTTTCAATATTAGAAATAAAAGAGGCTTAAATTCTATGTCTTTACATTCTTGGGGAATAGCAATAGATGTAAATGCTTTTGAAAATGGGTTAAATCAAACACCAAAATTATCTAAGGAATTTGTAGAATGCTTTACAAGTTCTGGATTTGATTGGGGTGGAACTTGGACAAGAAAAGATGGTATGCATTTTCAATTATCTAAAATTTGACAAATTATGGAAAATAAACGTGCCAAATTCGGAAATTTGCAGAGTTACTTATTATTATTTAGCATAAAAAAATTAACATTTTTGTTTATACTTTCTTGCATTATATCTTGTAAGCCTTCTAAGATAACTACTATTGTATCCGAAAAGATACGAATTGATACGATTAGTGATTACAAAGTAATTACTAAATACAATGCTATTCATGACACACTAACAATTGACAATCCTTGCGATTCTGCGGGCATCTTAACGACTTTCTACTCAAAGATAACACTACCACAAGGCAAGATAATTATAAGGTCTTACAAGGGCAACATTCAAGCCACAATAAACATTGATTCTATTGCAAGTGTTTATGAGAAAAAGTATCGTAATATAGAAACATCTAATGTCACTAATTCTTCAAAAATTGTGACAAGAAATATTATCCCATCGTGGGCAATAATTACCATTTTAATTGAGAGTTTAATAATAGGTGGATATTTATACTTTAAGTATCTATTTATGCGTTAAAATAAACTAATGGAACAAAAAACAATTGAACGTATTCAAAAGGTAAGAGAACATTTCTTTTCTACCAGTCTAAGTAACAAAGACTTTCACAATAACTTTCATGAGTTATATGGGTATAAACAACCCAATGGCTTGCGTAAGTTTATGATTGAGCATGGTATATTAACAAGCACTCGATCCGAGTTAGCAATTAATCAAGAATTGCCTCCAACAATAGTTGATTATAACATTGATTTGCTTGATAACTTTGGAATTGAGCAATCTATTGGTAAGGAGTATTTACCAACAAGGTTGCCAGATAATTTAAAAAGAATTGGAATCTTATCCGATATTCATTTTCCTTATCATGACCTTCAAGCTTTAACTTGTGCAATTAAGTATTTAAGAGAACAAGAAATTGATTGTTTGTATCTAAATGGCGACATCCAAGATTTTTATTCTATTAGTAGACATGAGAAAGACCCCGATATGCGTGACTTCAAACGTGAAGTAGATATGAATAGGGAGTTCTTACAAAAGCTAAGGGATATATTTAGAAACATTCCAATCTATTACAAGCTTGGTAATCACGAAAATAGATTTGCTCGTTCACTACAAGTACAAGCTGAGGAGTTTGCTCAATTGCATGATTTACAATTTGATATATTCTTTCGTTTAGATAAGTTAAATATTACATTAGTAGATGAGTGGCAAGGGATGCAAATGGGTGATTTATTAGTGTTGCATGGCCATGAGTTATATGGTGGGGGAGGAGTTAATCCTTCACAAAACTTATTTAACAAAACATTGTGTAATACTTTAATGGGCCATGTACATAGAACAAGTAGCACACAAAAGAAGACTGGATTTAAAGAATTTATTAATACTTATACCACAGGGTGTTTAACTATCCTAAGTCCTAAGTATATGCCATTCTCAATGCACAACCATGGGTTTGCAATAGTGACTATTGACAAAGGAAAGTCAAGTGTAAATAATATTCAAATTAGAGATGGGAAAATTGTCTAAACTATTGACAAACAACTAAATAATAGTACATTTACTATTGCGTTTCATTTTGTGTTTGTTTTGTGGTTTGGATTGCAAGGGTGGCAAGTATTGTCACCTTTTGCATTAACAAAAATCCCCAAGGTCAGAAACCAAGGGGATTAATTCAACCATGAAATCAAATTTAACCCTTATCTTAAAATGGTGACTTTTTATCGAAATTATTAGTATCTAATATCTTACTTGTTGCCACATCAATATACATCTCGGCGGTTCTTGTGTCACCATCTCTATTTTTCATGAATATGTACTCAATAGTATTATCAAATTGTACATTGGCATTACCTTCTTCTTTAGCTTTCTCATACTTATAATAGTCATCTCGGTATAAACCTATTACTACCGAGGCATCCTGTTCTATTTGCCCACTTGACCTAAGATCACTAAGCCTTGGCCTATGGGTATTCCTTGATTCGGATGCACGATTTAATTGTGCTGCACATAAAAAGGGAATGTTTAATTTCTTAGCCAACTGTTGTATCTTCTTGGATACACTTCCTACCACCGCAGTTTCTTCATTGCTCCTAATTGAATTATCGGTTAGCAATTGTAAATAATCAATTACTACCATGTTAATTCCTTTCTCCCTAACAATTTTTTGAATTAAAGAAGATAAATAATTAATATCCCTATTAGCACCATCATACCATGTTATTGGCAACTTTTCAAGCTTACCTACGGCATCTCTTTGAATATTTGTGAATTGTTCAATATTAATTTTGCCAGTCTTGATTTTAGAGTAAGGAGTAGAGTCATCTAATTGTCCACTAATCATTCGGTAGATAAGTGAGATTACAGGCATCTCTAATGACAAAAATAAAACTTTATTATTCATTTGTGAGGCATGGCGAGAATGCTCTAATAGACAAATGGTTTTACCTTGGCCGGGTCTTGCTGCAAACAATACAACATTACCTTTTAACCAACCACCTGTAACATCATCTAATATCTTATACCCCGTAGGCACACCACTTAGTGATCCATTAGTCATTACATCACCAATTGTGGTTACGGCAGTCATTAGGGCATCCTTCATTTCAATGATTTCATTAGAATCATTCTTAATAAGGTCGTTACCTATTGAGTTTGTTATTTTATCCACAAGTGTAAAGTAATCATGTCCATTTGCTAAATCATTATTTAGTTCCCTTGATAAATTTAGCAAATCCCTTTTACCTTTCAATTCGGCTAAGTAAATAAGTAACTCATTTGCATTTAATGGATTTCTACTTGTTGTGGCCCCTAAGATTAATGCCCAATCATTACTTCCTTGCGTTTTAAGCCTAAGTACAAGGTCGGATAAGGAAAACGTACCACTCTCTGAAAATAATTCAATACAGGTCAAGTAAATGGCCTTGGTGGAGGCAAAGTGAAATACATCTGGTTTGATTGCCTTTTGGCATTCTTTAGTTAATGAAGGGTAATTACAAAGAAGTGCGATAACTTCCTTCTCCGCATCTAAATCTGCGAATGATACTTTATTATTTGATTTCATGTTATTTTGTTATTCTAAAACTTAAAAGGATTTTCTTTTGTTTGGATAACTCTTGGCAAGTAAATTTCATCTTCCCATGTGCGTTGGTTAAGGTAGGTTATAGGGTCTTTCCTAAACTTAACATCGGGGGTGTACTTAATATAATAAGGCAATGTTTCCATAATCTTATTTATCTCTGAAATGGAACATCTAAGAAATTTGGCCTCTACTTTAACTCTATTGGTTTTTTTATTATATAAGTTCCAAAACTTCTCAAATAATACTTCCTTCTCATTAACTTCTTTAAGAATTTCATTAGCATCTACCTTAGATATTAATGGCATCTCAAATGGTTTATCTTTAGGATATATCAATTCAAGTCCGGGTGTGCAATGTAATCTTGAATCATTTAAGCTATCAAGTAATTCTTGATCCTTAATGGCCAAATTTAATTTACTTAAAATTTCTTGAAGAAAATCCCCAAGTCCAATTTGATTTTTCATAATTGCGTTTGTTTAATGTGCCAATCTTTAAACTTTTTTATTTTAGCGAATGATTGATATTGATCACGACCTTTGCTATTCTTTAACCGATATACCCAGTAGGTAAGAGTGTAATGAGTATTCTCCATGATTATCCCATCAAACACTTTTACATTAAACAAAGGTTTATTATTGGAAATATATTCTTCTACCCAATCAATTGCCATTAAGTTATAATCTTCTTGCGTTTTCATTGTCAATTTATAGCTTTACTTTGTGACATAATTTGTCGAATTTTACCCTCATTATGTGACATTTTCTCAATTAATGATGGTTTATACCGACTTATCATCAAAAGTTACAAAAAGTACAAATTTTGTCAATTGTATTTAATGTTATTAAAATAAATTACTCTTAGGTGTGTCAATATTTTCAGACAACATATCACCCTCATCAATTATCCAATTATTAAACTGATCCTCAGAAAACGTAGCACCCACCATTAAGGTTTTAAATGCTTGAAAGTACTGGTCTAAATCGACATCAAAGTTATCAAACTCAATGTTAATAGTCGTGCCATCCGTTGTTAGGCTTAAACTTGTTTTTTTAGTTGTCATTGTCTTGTTGTTTTACTCTCGTTAAAAATATAAAAGTAATTCTTACTCTCGTTGATTTAAAGTGGTTATTCGGAATTTCCGAATTACTTCATTCTACAACATATTTTAGCCTCCCATGACTCGTGTACAACCTTAAATCAATTGTGTCTGGGTAAATATCCTCTTGGGTAACTATTCCAAATTCTTCATAAGGCTTAAATACCGAGGCTTTCTTCGTGTTCATCTTTTGTGTTGGGGATAACGACATACTGATAAGCAAGAATAACGCAAGCATTAACATTAGGAATACTTTTAAGTTCTTCATATTCCGAGATCATCTTTTCGATGACTTTTAGGTTTAGCACCCATTGTTGTCTTTGAATCTTGTCCATGCAACTTTTGATAAGAGATATTTAATTGTTTTAAGAGATTTTCTCCAAACTGGGTATATGTTACCCCTAATTGATTTGTTCTGAATTGGTGCGTTTTCATTTTAAAAAAGATAAGATTCTAAAAAATATTGTGATACATCGTGAGTAGGCATTGGGCCAAAGAACTTTCTATAGGCATCCATTGCTTGACCTACCTTAGTTAATCCACGTTGTCTAAATTCATCGGTAACATTAAATAAAGCTAATCTATTAGTGCCTTTTTCAATGACAATAAATGCCATTCTTTTTCCTGTAAGATGCTCATAAATAGTAGTTTGTGAATCATAATTATATTTAGTGGATGAGTACTTGAAATCATCTAGTGAAGTTGTAGTCTTTAAATCATAAATCATGTCACCATTTATAATGTCACACTTAGCTTTCCACATTAGATCACCAAAGCTACCAATAACCGGTACTTCATATTGAACACCATTATCCCAAACTAATTTAGATAAATCCTTGTTGCCTCTTAAAGCCGAAACCATTTGGTCTACCTCATCGGCCTCCTTCTTTAATAACATGAAGTCCGAGTTATAATCCTTGCAAGCATCTTTGTAAATGTTAGTGGTTCTTGTGGAGGCATCAATTAATACAAAGTTCTTTAACTTTAATGGTTCTAAACAAGCGGTGTGAAAGTAACTTCCTTGTAACATTGCCAATGTAGGCTCACTCTTTTGCCCAAATGCTTTAGGATTCCTAATTAAAGTTCCTATGTCTGAATTAGATAAGTATGCACGACCTAAGCCATTGTAATACTCATTGTCATCCTTTAATTTTTCAATTACTTGTTCGTTAGTCATTTGCTTTTTTTTCTAAATAGTTAGATAATAATTTAAGTACCCCAGCGAAAAGAACCATTATGGTTTGGCAAGCTGCATACCAAAAGATAAAATTGATTTTGTCTTCTAAACTCATTTGAAACTTATTTTATATTTTTTCTGAAAGTAAACCTTAACAATACCTTCGGGTGAATGCTCGTAAAAATCCGAAGGGAATATATCATTATGCATAAACAATAATAACTCAAAAACTTGTGTCCAAAGAACATCACTTAGGATGTCGCTTTCTTTTTCTAATCTATCATTCATTGTACCATTCTTTAGCAATCATTTCTAATTCTTCTTGAACCTGTGGATCATTAATCCTTTTAAATGCGTGAGATTGAACAATAGCCGAGGTGTATTCTCTTGCTCTATAAGGTAGCTTACCTTTATTGTTTAATGACTTAGCAACCTCGGCATAAAGTTCCAAGTACCCCCTACTACGGGGGATTGGAAGTACATCTTTTAATTTTGTCATAATACGATTCTAAATGCTAAAATATTATTAATGGGGATCATCATGGTTGTTACCGTTTTATCCCCACTAACTTTATTGTTTGTTTTAAATGGTGCTGGATGCTCAATGATTACCGAGTTGTGACTATCGGTAATGTCAATGATTCGTGAAGAAACTACTTCTTCTAAATTGCCTAACTTGTAGGTCATTCGTGCCACCTTCCCAATACTTTTGGAAATAGTTTTAGCTAAAGGATTTTGATTTTGTAGCATGATTAAAATGGAAGTGGATTATTATCATCCGATTTAATAACATCAAATTGTGGGGCCTCATTTGGCATTGCAAACTTAGCCTTGTATTGAGCAGAGCCACTTATCTTATCGGCCAACCAATCTGGTAGAGTCATAAATGTTTCTTGGCTCCAATTATCAAAAGATAAGATACGTTGTGGTGTAATTGCATCCGGGCAATTAAATCCTTTAGGTAATGGAGTTACACCGGCTAAGTTAGCATATACCTTTAAACCATCTTTGCTTGCCTTGTGGACAATGTTAAGCATACAAGGTACACCAATCAATTTGGTGATGTCAAAGTTAGATGCCTCCGCATCCGAGAATTGCTTTCCCCTCCATGAAGTAAGAATTGCTCTTAATGATGCCTTTTCGTGCATTGACAAAGTAAACTCTTTAGAGAATACAAATGGTTGCTCACCTTTTTCTTCGGAGAATATTGCTTTCTCATTAGGTAGTTCCCAATCAATCATTACCTTGTGCATTGTTTTAGATTCACCCAAGATAATCTCGGTAATTGTTCCAATTTCAATCATTCCGTAGCAACGTGCAACGTGATTACCTGCTGGAATAGTTTTGCGTTCTTTTGTACTCGATCCTTTTTGTGCGATAATAGCCATGTTAGTTAATTTTAAATTGTTCTAATAAAATGTTAAACTCTCTTTCTGTTATTTTAATATACTTCTTACGAATAAAGTAAGCCTCAATTCTATCATTGACCGCACCAAGTAATCTGCGTTCAATATTTTGAAATGAGTAATGGTGATAACATAAATTGTTATAATCTATCTTAACGGCAAATGTGTTGTCGTTGGACTTATAAAAGAAGTCTTTAATTTTCTTTGCCATTAGCATAATGTTATTATAAAGTCCTTTTCTGTAAAAACAATATAACCTGTTGTACTATTTACAATTCCCTTATAACCATGCTCGGAAAGTTTCCTTGCAACGACTGAATTATATTCGCCTTGTAAAGTAATTGGGCAATTTAAATAAAATGAAACCACAAAGAAGGTATTAAGGCTTAACCCTAATTCTTCCATTTTTGCGTTAAATTGTGCGATTTTTTCGATCATGAGATATATTTGTTTGTTTTGTGATACAAATGTAAACATTAATTAATTAAAAACAATAATACATTAAATAAATTTCAATAAATAATTATTAAAAGGCATTTAGTAATGCCATGCCCTTCTTTT